AACAAGGATTCCCGCAAGATCAAGGCAGAGATGTTATCAGTAGCCGTCACGGAGTAGTGGCGGCGTCGTTCATTCGGGCTTTAACCGAATGACAAACCCATGGGATGAAACGAGCCAAGTCGACGCCGTCATGGCCGATGGATGGCTTATAGCGTATCAAAAGGAGTGCACACATGAAAAGCCCATTAGATGATGCCCTTACAAGCATCAATCTGGAAGCATCTTACAAGGATGCGAACATTGCACTTATCCATGGCGATTGCCGGGATATTCTCAAAAAAATACCAGCGACAAAGAATGTCGTTATCATCAGCGACCCTCCTTATGGCATCAAGTGGGTGCACAACAGCAACCCGCGCCCGATCATCGGGGATGACGCGCCTTTTGATCCAAGCCACCTGTTGGGGTTCAAGTGCGTTTTGTTCGGTGGCCAGCACTACCATACATACCTGCCGCTCCTTGGGTCGTGGATCATCTGGGACAAGCGCTGCTCTCATAAGGGAGGACGGAAAGCCTGCAACATAGGCCCCTGCCACACCAACCATATCGGGGACTACGAAGACATCTGGTTAAGTTTCCACGCCCATCGGACGATCTTCAGGAATTATTGGGACGGATGGATAAAGGCTACCGAGTCAGGGATCAAGCGTATTCATCCAACGCAAAAGCCGGTTGCACTCATGAGGTGGCTGATTGAGTCATACACCACGCCAGAAGACCTTATTATTGACCCCTACGCGGGCTCGTGCGCGACCCTGCTGGCGGCTAGGTCTTTAGGCAGGTACGCGATTGGAATTGAACTGGACGCGCAGTACATAGCCCCATCGGTCGACAGGCTTTCAACCCCGCTTGAATGTCCGATTTTGAGCAAGCTGTAAGTTTAGAGCGTGGCTATTGTCATGAAATCAATAGCCCTATTACTTGCCTGTTTCTGTTCGGCCTCGGTTTTAGCGCAGGGCCGGACAGAAACGCTCAATATTGAGATCGGACGATCTTCGGCAGTGTCCCTGACTGCCACCGAGGAAACAGATACAACCGTAAACGTGGTCGTTAAAAGCGGTCGGATGGATTTTGACCTGTCCGGGTGGCGTGGAGTGCTGTGGTACGGAGTCCAGGGGAGCGGGCTTGCCATTACGAACACGTCCACAAGCTACAACGTTTTCACGTTTGACCTGCCAACATCGAAGATCCCGACAAACGGGCTTTACGAGCTTCAAGTCTTCGGTGTCACGACAAACCGCACGGAGGAGTGGGCGCGAGGCCGCATGTCCGTTCGCCTGAACCCGTCCAAAGGATCGCTCCCGCCCGAGTGGAACTCATACCCTGCGTTTTACGGGCCGCTTACGAACAGGCTTGCCGCTTTAGAGTCAAACGCGTGGAAGAATCCAGCAGCAGCGACTAACTGGTTATGGGTTAATACTGGCACAGCTATTTCACTCACAAACTATAATTTTTCTTCTCTTGCTGTGGTTATCCCTTCCATGTTGGACGGGCTTCCAGTCCGCTCTATCCGAGAAACATGCTTCTCCCGTGGAGGTTTAGGGTCTGCGTTAATATCTATCTCTTGCCCTGATACTTTAAACACATTTTATGCGGCCGCATTTAAAAATTGTACGAATTTGGTTAGTGTGACCGCTCCAGGCGTATCCTACGTTGCAACGTATGTATTTAACGGGTGTACTTCTCTGACAACTGTGTCTCTTGATGCCGTCACGTCTGTTGGTGCCAACGCTTTTGATGGATGCTCTTCTCTGGCTTCATTAGATTTAAAGGGGTGCACTGTGTTTGGAGATTATGCGTTTTATAATTGTTATAGTCTCCAATCGGTTAATCTTCCTGCCCTATCCAGCCTTGGAGGGAACGCAGGCCAGGTGTTTAAAAATTGCATCGCCCTATCAGATATTAAGTTGCCAGTAATTACTAATTTAGGCTATCGCACTTTTTGGTCGTGCACAAATCTCACAAGCGTAGTTTTCAATGGTAATGTTCCAGCGAGATCCCAGCCGTATTATTCGCTGGCAGTCAATCAAGTAACTAACTACATAACGGCCTCCGTCGCGCCATGGGACGCAACATTTGAAGGGATGCCTGTCGTGCGTCTGCCTATTTATGGCTCTGGAGCAGGCCTTACAGGTATCACCGCAGAGCAGATCGGCGCGTACGGGACAAATAACCCGAGCGGATTCGTGGGGGAGAGTATCACGAACGGCCTCGTGACAGCGGAAATAACAAATGGCCTCGTGAAAGCGGCAATCACTAACGGGCTCGTGGGCGCAAGCATCACAAACGGCATTCTGAGCGCCGCGCAGGCTTACGCGACATCGGCAGACACAACAGCCAAAGGCGTATCAGCCAACACAGCGACTAACGCCATCGCCGCCGCTTCGCCCGGCACCGCTATGATACGCCTAACCACAGACCGGCTCACTTCCGCGACCGCGCCCACCAACATCTGGCTTGGAGTATACAGCAATACGCCTTTCGGCACCCAGTCCGTTGTTTCGGTCGCCATCGGTACCAACTTGAGTTACGCCGCCGCCATCGACTGTACCAACACGCCACTCACCGAGGTCGGGGGGCAGATGATCAATTACACCCTCTGGCTCTGCGAGACAGAGACGGGTGATCAGACCGCCAGGGTCGAGTTCTGGCGACACGACATCGTGGCCGACACCTGGTCCGCATGGGGAGCTCTTGGCCCTACATTTACGGTGCCAGCCGGTGCGACCCCCTCTTTGGTATCCGGTGCGGTTTTTGTTCCAGCGATAAGCACCAACGCATACACGCTCGGAATGCGCATCCGCCGCGTGGCAGGTATCGCCGCCGCCACCTGCCTGCTCAAGATCGGATCGGGTCCGGGATACGACTCGCGCTTATCAGTCGCCTTACCGTCGTACGTGCATAATACAGATCCGTACGCGCACTCAAACATGTCGCGCAGCTCCATGATCTGGACAGCCGCCGGAACAAACGCCACCTATCAAATGAGCTGGGACATCACTAACGGAACATTCAGAGTATTGGAGATCCTGCCATGATTAAATTTTTAGCCATTATCCTTTTGCCTTTTGCTTTAATCGCCGCCACGACCAACGAGCTCGGCAAGGTCGTGCTAGTCAACGACGCGGGCGACACGCGCCCCGCGCAAAGCATCGCCACGCCCGGGCAGGTCAGCACCGCGACATCAACAGCGGAGGCGACGCGCACCGAGGCGCAAGCCCTGTATGCCGCCGCGACCAATGCGCAAGCCGCCGCCAACGCAGCCCTCGCCCGCACGGCCCAGTACTCCACGAATTATGTTGTCACGTCCACGGTCTATGTGCAGTCAATTGGCGGTGTGCCTTATGACGCCAGCAACCAGACCGTCCGAATTTACAGTGTGGCCATTATGGATACCAACGTGGTTATCATTGCCACAGTCCGGCAAGTGCCGCTTGTCAATCTCGTGCTGGACTGGCGGCAGTCCGTTGACGGAAGCGCTTGGAGTAACCGGTTCGCAGCCGTGGCGCAGGTGGCTCTGCCCGCCGGAGTGACAAACGCCGTACGAGCCTACTCGTTTACTCTTCCAAAGCCATCCGGCGTACAAGCCTTTTTCAGGATTGTGGATAACAGCACAGGCGCGTCCGGGAGCGGGCTCTACTGGCTAGTTTTCGGCGGCATCACGGTGGACGGCCATGCGGGAGCGAACTGCACCATAACCAATGTGGTCGTCGGAGCCACCAACTATTTCAATGTGGTCGGCGGCATCGTCGTTAACCCCTCGCCGCTGTAAGGAGCCTTATGTACCTTATCCCAGCCATACTTTTAATAGCCCTGACTTTCGCCCGCTACTACGAGAGCGGAGCGGCCCGTGCCTACGTCTCGGAGCTGCGCCGCGTGTGGCAGTCTCTCGGGATCGCCGGGCGCTGGATCGCGTCTCTACTCGTCATCTGCTGCACCCTCACAGGCGGCAGCAAGGAGACGCCCGTGCTAAGCAACCTCTTCAGGATGCTGTTCTGGCACGGTGAGGACTGGGCGCTGGCGCAGGCCTACGACGCAAACGCATCCTCCCGGCAAGCCGTAGCCTCGGCAACCAACGCACTCGCCGCCGCCACTAACACCGCCGCGCAGGCTGTTGCATTCGTAGCCACAAACCACACCGTCACCTATTCGTTCGACTGGCACTCGCCCAACCGCCTCCCCTACCACGACCGCCGGAATGTGCTAGGGCGCACGGTCAAGGTCGCCGCGACCAACATTGCCGGGGTTTTGTATGAAGACCACTACGTCGCGTTTAACGAGAGAGCGACTACCAACCCAGCCGTGATCCTGATCGAGTACGCCCGGACGCTGGATGACGGCAGCATTGAGCGCTACAGCTCCCCGACAATTACCAACTCCTATCCAATCATGGTGCCGGTCGAATTGCAATCGGGTTCGCACACTTGCTACTGGTTCAGGTGCGAGGTCCCGCTGGCATTCACAAACTGCGTGCGGGACTGGAACGGCGAGGCTCTCTTCGGGAGCCCGACTGGATCAGGCAAGGGGTTCGACTTGTTAGGAACATTGGTAATCGACGATGGAGACAACATTTGGGAGGGCGCGACAACGAATTTTTCTATGATCTATCCGACGCGACGAGTTTACGTCCGCAACGGGATCATTTATCTAGTGGATGTCGCCCTGCCGGAATAAAGGAGTTTTATGATACGCATACTCATATTTGCATTGATCGCCACGACATGCCAAGCCGCCGACACCAACCAGGTCGCAAAAGTCGAAAAAGAGAAGAAGTTGGAACACGCTGAAAACAAGATCGTCATGAAGGAGCGAGACAAAGGCAGCAAGAAAGAATCGGACTGGAAGGCTGCAAAGGAATATCCGTTGATGTTCGGGAATAACCGCAAGGCCAGAAAACCAGCAAAAGACCCGGAAAGCAAATGATTTCGTGCGAGTGCACGGAACGCCACGTCAACCGCACCTTTTTCTTACTTAATTCCGTGGCGTAACTTTTAAAGAAGCAGGAGAGGAAACAGCGCATGAAACGAGATGACAGGGTACTTTTTGACATCGCCAAGAAACGCATTGAGACATCACGGCTGGACGATCATAGCAAGGAGGGCATCAGTATAGCCCTTGAGATGTCCGGCGAAGCTTGCAACGGTATGAAAGATGCCGAGAAGATGCAGACCATGACACGTGCGCTGTTTTCGTTGACCCTTGCAGTCTCGTATTTCATGGCGCAGGCAACCGACCACACAAACAAGTGCATCAATGACGCAATCGAGGGCCACGTCGGAAGCTGCGCGAAGCTGTTGGCATCTCAAAAGATCAATAAGCCTGTAAAGTCTGACAGCGAATCGGCGTTAAGCTTCTCATTCAAGGAGGGCATCAAGGCCAAGGGTACGTCTGCAATCATCATTGCCGCCATTATTGCCGTTGTCCTTTCATTGTATGGAATCATGCGCTGGCAAGACTCCAAGACACAGGCGGCAATCCGGTCAATGTTTGACGCTAAGATTCAGCAGATTGAAAGCCCGAGTACACTTTCACAAACACAAAAAAAAGGAGATACACTATGAAGAAGTTATTCATACTTCTATCCATGGCGTGTTCCATGGCCTGTAATCAGGGCTGTCTAGGGACTGCCGTGTTTACGCCTGAAGCTACGCTTATGCGAGCTGGGATATTCAATGACACGAAGGTCAACAACGCTTCTCTTCGCTGGGGAAACGTCAAGCTTGATGTCGGTGAGTATGCCAACAAGGGCGATGTTGCGAGCATCGAAGCGACTGGCGAGGCTATCATGCGCGGATTAGTGGCCTACGGGTCAATGGGCGCGTCGGAAGCTACAAGAGCGATAGTAATGGCATCTCTTAAGGGTTCATCCACGAACGCTGTAGAGGCTATCTGTTCGCCTGGCAACCCTTCGGCATGCGCATTACCATCAACGCCACAAACTGCGCCTAAGACGTTGCCGCAGGCGAATAGGGATAAACCATGCGACCCCGCTACGGGAGCAGCCTGTGAGCTTGCAAAGCCCACCGCGCCAGCCGTTGACCCTCTTTGCGTTCCACAGACACCGTTCGTCAAACAGGAGTAATCCATGGGAACATTCTACACGCCTGAATCATGTGAAGTAGTCAGGCAGTCTGCCGTAAAGCTTGGCATGATTGCCGTGTCCTCTTTCTGGAAGGTTACGAAAGAACGCCTTTCGGAAGTGATGAATGGATGCGGTCCGGACAGTTGGACTGACTCAATGCGCAGTCTGGCCTCGTGGGTTTATCGGAACTTTCCAGAAGAGATAGGGATTCATGACTGGGATTTTGAACACAGTGACGGAATGCCGAAAACGCTTATTATTGTAAACCAACGCTTCTGGGACAATGCAAAGATCAAGCTGGACTATCTGTATCCGGCAGAGGTCTACACGTGGAAGTTATGGCAGTGGAAGAAGGTATACAACGCCCCAGTCCGCGCTTGGGCATGGAGCAAGTTGCGTCTGGCCTTCGTCGCCCTAAAGAACGGATCGGAAGAAGCGTGGAAAGAAGCGCACGAACGTTGCAAGCCTAAAGAGGAATGCGGCGAGCCTCAAAAAGGCGAAAGCGTTTAAACACCAAAACCCTGCTGCGGTTGACCTGTGGCATGGTTTTTGCTATTATGCGGCACCTTTAAGAGATGCTGCAACCGCCTCAAGTTTGGACATAAGTCTTTCTAGGTGCGCCATCTTAAAAATTACAAGGGCAACGGTGCGATCATAATATGTTTGAGGATCGGCGTTCTTTAGCTCATTTTGCCCTAATTCCGCTAATTTTCCGTTATATTTGGCCTGTAACGGGCAACCCGTATTTCAGAATATCCACACATCTTGAACTCTATAATGCTTCGACCTTCATTTGCGGAATACGCGCCAGCGACATTCACATCCAGAATGGTCCCTTCGACTAATTTTTCCGGCAAACCGTGAAGAACCGAAATGGCAGGGCTACTCGAAGTCGAAAATAGTCTGAATGACGGGACTCCGATATTCGGCAGGCCCTGTTACAGTGGTCAGATTGGGCAAGATCTGAGAGGTCCCGCCCCCATGGGTGTGTCCACAAAGGACGGTCATTCTGCGGTTCGGGTACTGTTGCATGAACTCGGAGAGGACGTCTCCGACTGCCTTGCAGGAAAAAAAAGGCAGCCAATAAGGATCACATGGTCTTCCATTGTACCAAGCCGACTCTCTTTAGGTCGTTTCCCTTCTTCAGCAGGTAATTTGTCGCCACTTCAATGGCCGTGGCAAGCTTCTGTGATATTGTGGCAAGCGTGGCAATCGCCTCTTCAGTCGCGTTGATAAGGTCGGATGCCTTGATATTGGCGTGACCGTTAGGACAGCGATAGTAAGGGTACAGACATCCATTCTTTGACCGTGCGTTTGAACCTTTAAGCCGCGATCCGCACACCGAGCATGTTATCAGGGACAGGTGGAACCCAGCGTTTGACGGCTTGTCCCTCCTTGGTTTGCGCTTGTCATCCGCATAACGGGCTTCCAGCTTATACCATGTTTGAGGCGTGACATATCCAGGGAACGCGGCAAGTATGTCAGAATTTGAAAGCCGTGTCCGGATGATGCCTCCGTAAATGGGCTCGTGGAATATCCGGTTCGCTTTCCCTCGGTCAAACCCCATGGCCTTGAAACCCGCTATAGTGGCCGTCAGTGAGCTTGCACCGCTGGCGTATGTCTTTAGCAGGGTGGACAGCCTAGAAGCGTCTGGGCTTGAAATTTCGAGCACTGGGAGGCCGTCTGACCTCCTAGCGATCTTGAAACCTGTCGGGGCGTGATAATTCCACCCTCCTTTGGCTGTCGTGGCAGTCATGCCGGAACGGGATCGAGCGGACCGGATATCATTATCGAATTGAGCTGTAGCAAACATGATGGAGGTCATGAACTGTCCGGCTGGATCGTCTGACACAGGTTCAGACACGCTTAGAATCTGAGTTTTGTGCGAGGCCAGCTTTGCGCGGATGGCCAGCCCGTCTGTAGCATTGCGCGAAAGCCTGTCCAGCCTGTGGACGATGAAGAAGGCCGCTTTGCGCTTCCGGCATTCGTCCAAGGCCTTAATAAGTCCGGGGCGGTCCGCAGTCTTGGCAGACTCGCCAGCGTCTGATTTGTGAACAGTTTACAGCACCCCCTATCGGCTTGCAAGACGCAAAGAAAAAAAAACACAAATTGTTACAAATTGTGCTTGCAATAGGTGATAACACCTGATAAATTAGGCGACATCGAAAGGATACAAGGATTATGAAGGCGGCGCGGGATTATTGGTTCAGGTACACGTATCAACTGCGCAGGTATCAATTTGAAATGATGGAGTATGCACATCGCCTGACACGCTACGGTCAAGGCCGAATCTAAGGAGGCAACATGGACAAGACAATCACGCTGACAAGCCTACAAACAAAACTCCTCAAAGAGTACCGAAACATTGACGATGGCTTTGAATGGGCAAAGCGCAAGGTCAAATCAAAGACGCCCAGGGATGTCGATTACGACGTGGCCGTCAAAGATTACACGACAGCCTTGGAGGCTCGGAATTACGCCGCATGCGTATTCGCCTCCAGTATGGCAGCGGAGGTGAAGTAATGAGGCGCAGCTATGCGATATGGCGCGAGGGGATGATGACGGGTGTCATCCTCGGGATGCTGGCAGGAATCACTATCGGATATCTGATGTGCAACGGTGGAAGTTGGTAAACAGGCGTTCCACGGGTGTGGGATGCGAACAAGGGAGAAGGAACATGGCAAAGACAGACAAGCTTACAGAACGCGTTCACCTGTCGATGACGGCAGCGGAAAAGAATGAGGTCGAGCGTACCGCCGAAAAGAACGGTCGCAACGTCCAGCAGGAAATCCGTTACCGCATCCGCAGGGGTCGCGACAAATAGCGCGGTGTCTTCGCAGAAGTCAAAAGGAGAAAGACGGATGAAGACTATGACCAATGGAATAGAGGTGCGGCGCGTCAAGGATGAAGACGCAGAAGCCCTCGCAACAAAAGGGTTCAGCTACTGCCCTAAAAGCGTGTGGAAGCGCACGGTGCGCAACCGCAAGGAGGTGAAGCATGGCTAACAGGGAACTGTTGACTGCAAGCCGCATGACGGCGTTGCTCGGGTGCCCGCGCAAGCATTACTTCCGGTATGAGCTCGGGCTCGTGACGGATTCGCCTTCCGGCGCGTTGCGCTTCGGGAGCGCGTTCCACACGGCAATGGAGGCCCGCTGGAACGGATTGCCTTATGAGGAAGCTTTGGCGGCGGCTCTGGCATCCGCTGACCGCTTCACGGAGATCGACATTGCAATCCTGTCGGGTTTGCTTGCGGGCTACTATGCTCGGTATTCCGGTGCATGGGAACTGGTGGCGAGTGTACAGCCTGAAATCCAATTCGGCTATCCGATTGAGCGGTCGCTTTCTTTCGAGGCGGCTGGAAAGATCGACGGCCTTGGGACGCTTGCGGACGGGCGGCTGTGTTTGATCGAGCACAAGACCTCGGGCGAGGACATCTCGCCGGATTCTGATTACTGGATGCGTCTGCGGTTCAATCCGCAAATCTACCAGTATGTGACGGCGGCCCGCCAGCTCGGTTATGACGTGCAGACCATCATCTATGACGTGACGCGCAAACCCGCGATCCGGCAGAAGCAGGGAGAGACTGCTGAACAATTCGCAGACCGCCTTGCCGCTGATACGCAGGAGCGTCCTGAATTCTACTTCGCACGGCGCGAGGTGGCAGTCATGGAGGATGACCTGACGCAGTTCACGGAGCAGCGTCTGAACCTCGGCAAGATGATTCTGCATTTCCGCGCCTCGGCTAAACGCCAGAAGTCGCCCGAGTGGGCATGGCCGCGCAACTGCAACGGCGTAACGTGCCGCATGTGTGAATATTCCGGCTTCTGCCTTGCCAACGTGAGCGTTGATGTGAATCAGCCTCCCGCAGGTTTCAAGGCCGGAGTCTTCAACCCTGAACTTTCAGCAACAACAACGGAGTAACAAATGACAATGACGCCCCCTATGAGAAAGCCGCCAGCGGCGGTAACTGCGGCACAACCGCAGACGGCGACGAAGCCGAACAGCGTAACCTTCGGAAAGATTGAAAAGAACATACTAGGACATCGGTTTGTGTTTTTCGGAACTGGAGGTATTGGAAAATCAACGCTTGCTTGTTCTATGCCGGGACCAGTCGCATTCTTTGACCTTGACGAAAGCCTTGGCAAGATCCAAAAGGGTCTCGAAGAGCGCAACTTCCTTGACAATGTTGTCCCAGTTACGGGCATCACGACATGGCAGGGAATCCGCGACGCGCTTCACGCCCCTGGATGGGACGGAATCAAGAGCATCGTGATTGACACTGGCAACGTCGCTGAAGGATTGGCATTGCTCTGGATGTATGAAAACGTCAAATACAATGGCGCAATCGTCAACCGTCTTGAAGACTACGGGTACAAGAGCGGATACCGTCATCTGTTTGATACGTTCTGCCTTCTTCTTGCAGACCTTGACGTTCATGTCCGTGCTGGCCGTAACGTCATGCTAATCTGCAATGAAACCACCGTCAAGGTTGCGAACCCCGAGGGCACGGACTGGATTCGTTACGAACCGCGCTTGGCACAGGATGACAAAAGCTGTCAGCTTCGCTTGCGCGTGAAGGAATGGGCTGACCACGTTCTTTACATCCATTACGACATCAATGTCAGCAAGGATGGCAAGGCTGTCGGTTCAGGTACGCGGACTGTTTACGCAACAGAGCGTCCGCTTTGTATGGCAAAGAGTCGCACGGCTCAAGGCGACTTCCCTTTAATCGAGGGCGAGGATTTTTGGGCTAACTTCATCAAGTAACAACGAAGGCCCCTTTATCGGGGCCGTCATAACACAAGGTAAAACATGAGTAACTGGGAAGAAGGAAACTACGAGGCAGTGACAAAGGCTGCGACGGTTTATGAGAATGAAAAACAAAAACTCATTCTTGCCGTTGCATTCGATGTGGGTGGAACGGAAATGAAAAACCGTTTTGTCCTTGTTGAATCAGACGGTGTATTGAATACAGTAAATATTGCAAAAGTACGTGAATGGTCTGGATGGGACGGCATTGACCCCTATTGGTTTATTGAAGCTGCAAAGACTTCAATCAAGTGCATGGTGAAGGTCAAGATGGAGCCAGGATTCAGAGATCCAACTACTATGTATCCCGTGATAAAGTGGGTTAACAAAGCTGGTTGTGAAGGTTCTGCTCTCCCGGAAGAAGCAGACCGCAGGGCGGTGCTGTCAAAGTACGGCGCGAAGTTCCGTGCAATCGCAGGGCCGCAGCCGATGGGTGCGCAGACTAAGCCGCAGACGGCTACACCTCCGCAGCGTCCTCAATCGACCGTTACGCCTCCTGTGCGTCCTGTCGAGCAGAAGACCGAGCATGCGACTCTTGAGGAATGCTGGCGGCTGATGCAGCAGCATAACCAGAAGCTGAAACCTGAAGAGGTGACGGAAAAATGGTATGGCTACATCGATGCTACCGGAATGGATCAAGCGGACATGACACCGGAAGGCTGGGACAAGGTCAAGGCTTCCATCCTCGCGGCGGTCGGATCAAACGCGGAAACACAGGATGACGGCGAACCGATGCCGTTCTAAAGGGGAACTATGATTCTTTCTATTGAAATCAATATCGCACCTGAAAAGGTGCGAGAAGCAAAATTCACGCTCGATAAACTGTTTAACGAAGCGTCAAACAGAATCAAGCGCGATATTGACGCTCGCCGTCAACCAACACAGGTTGAAGAGCAGCACGTTGAATCACTCGGCACGGCTTCGGCTGTGCTTGGTATCATGTGGAGGGCAATGCCGTTATGAGCGTATCCTACTTGAAAATTGACGAAGTGAAGACCGCTGGCATGCAGGTGCGGGCTTCCATGAGCGAGGATACGATTGCCGAGTACATGGAAGCCATGGCGGGGGGGGCGGTGTTCCCCCCTGTCCTGTGCTTCCATGACGGAACGGCGTATTGGCTCGCGGACGGCTTCCACCGTCTTGAGGCATGGCGGCGCACTGGCTGCAAGAAGTGCAAGGCCGAAGTCAAGACAGGCGAACGGCTGGACGCTCTGCGCTATGCCTTGCGGGCTAACCTTGACCATGGCTTGCGCCGGACGAACGCGGACAAGAAACGCGCAGTCATGGTGGCTTATGAAAACCGCCAAGACCTGGGGCTCGGGGATGTTCCTAGCGCGAGGGCGATAGCTGATTTGATTGGCACAAGCAATCATTTCGTTACCAATCAACTTGGAACGGTTCCAAGTTGGAACGGGTCAAAAGAGCGGACGGGAACGGACGGAAAGACTTATTCCGTACCACCTCCACGGCCCTTGAAACCGTCTAATCAGGTGGGAACCGTTCCCACCTGTGATGGTGGAAAACAGGGGGAAGAGCAGCCGGAACTCGGCATGCCTGATATCCCTCCGGCGCGTCCGCTTCCACCTCCCCAGCGTCCACAAGCGTCCGGTGAGCGTCCACAAGCGTCCACGCCGCCGGAACGGACTAAGGGGCCGGAACTGAAGCTCGGGCCGCGTGACAGCCTCGGCAACCCGATACCGTCAAGCCTTACAGACCACTGGGGGCGGCGTGTCGAGGTTCAGGCTGTTTCGGCTTCATTGCGTCAGGCGCGTCTTGCAATCCGCAAAGCGCAGGATGGTCACGATCCGGCATGGGCGGGGCTGAACTTCAGCTCCACGCAGATGCATCTTGACAACGCAATCGCGCAGGTCGAGGGGGCGGTACCTCATTGCGTGTGCCTTTACTGCAAGGGCATCGGGTGCAGGGCTTGCGGCGGGTCCGGAATCATGACGGAGTTTCAGCATTCAAACGTGCCGCGTGACATAAAGGGGAGCTGAAAACAATGAAGATGCGACCCTATCAGCAGGAAGCCGTGGACGGCGTTTTCGCCGCATGGAGGGAAGCGAGGTCAGCCCTTGTCGTACTGCCCACAGGGTGCGGCAAGACGGTTGTCTTCGCGGAGATCGCACGGAGGGTGTGCAAGGATGAGAAAAAGCGCGTCATGGTTCTGGCGCATCGCGAGGAGCTTGTCTTTCAGGCGAAAGAGAAGATTCACGCGGTGACTGGGCTTGACGCGCATGTCGAGATGGGCGAATACAAAGCGGATACGGGGCTGTTCGGTGCATCCCCTGTCGTGGTCAGCACGGTGCAGACGCACACGGCTGGCGGCGACGGCGGCGGGCGAATGACCAAATTTGACCCTATGGACTTCGGTCTACTGATTATCGACGAGGCCCACCACGCGACGGCTGGCAGCTACAAACGCTGCATTGATTGGTACATGCGCAACCCTGAAATGAAGATGCTGGGGGTTACGGCCACGCCTGACAGGGCAGACGAGGAAGCATTGGGACAGGTGTTTGATGCGGTTGCAAAAAACTATGAAGTCTTGGACGCAATTCACGACGGATGGCTTGTAAATGTTCAACAGGAAATGGTTAGCGTCGGGCACCTTGACCTTTCACAGGTGCGCACGACGGCTGGCGACCTGAACGCTGGAGACCTTGCCAAGGTGCTGAATGACGAGCAGACGCTCCACGAGATAGCCTACCCAACCATTGACATCTGCGGAACCAGGCGGGCTCTCGTGTTCGCCGCGACCGTGGATCAAGCGGAACGCCTGTGCGAGATCTTCAACCGACACCGTAACGGGTGCTCTGGGTGGCTTTGCGGCAAGACGGATAAAGACGAGCGCAAGAAGACGCTGGCGGCGTTCAGGGAAGGGGCTTTGCAATTCGTGTGCAACGTCGGGGTGCTTACCGAGGGATTTGATGATGACGGCGTTGAGGTGGTCGTGATGGCACGGCCTACAAAGTCACGTTCGCTTTATGCGCAGATGGCAGGGCGCGGGACAAGGCCTCACTCTTCAATAGCGCACTCGCTGGGTGATATGCATTCAGCAGCCGAACGTGTGTCTGCGATTCAGTCAAGTCCGAAACCAAACTGCCTTGTTATCGACTTCGTAGGAAACTCTGGACGGCACCAACTTTGCACGACCGCTGACATTCTCGGTGGAAACTACACAGACGAAGAGGTTGCCATGGCTTCACTCAAGGCGCGTGAATGCGGAAAGCCTGTGGACATGGCAGACGCTCTGGACGATGCACGGAAAGAGATTGCAGAGAAGCGTCTGCGCGAAGCCGCTAAACGTGCAGCCATCGTATGCCGTGCGAAATATACTACCAAGAACGTGAACCCGTTTGATGTGTTCGACATGACACCAACCATTGAGCGCGGCTGGGACAAGGGGCGGCACCTTACGGAGAAGCAGACCCAGCTACTTGAGCGAAACGGCATTTCAACGGACGGCATTTCGTATACGCAGGGTCGCCAGCTCCTTTCTGAACTGTTCAGGCGTTGGGACAGCAAGCTCCCGACATTCAAGCAGCAGCGAGTGCTTAACACCGCTGGATTTGTCGCGCCGCTGCGTCCGAGCGAGACAAAGAAAGTCATGGATAAACTGGCGCAGAAATGGGGGACTAAATGAGCGTGATAATTTTAATATTGGCATGTTTAATAGCAGGTATCATCGTGACGGTTCCTTTCATGGGAGATGACAAATGAAAATCAGACTGGATAAGAAGATGTACGGGCAAGCGCAGCGGCTTGCGGACTCAAAAGGGATGACGTTTTCAAGATGGGTTGTCAGAATGATGAACGATGATGATCCGTCCGCTAAATACGATCTTCCAAAGCTGACTAGAGACAACAGCGTAAGCGTATTTTTCAATGACGGCAAACTGCCTGTCAATCCGGAGTGGGTTCGGATTGTGATAGCGAGAGCAGTTGCGAAAGACAACAAGACGAGCTGGCCTTACCGCTATGACCGTTCCTCTCTTGAGGCCGTGATTCAGCTTGAGACAATCCTCGGCAGGTCGTGCAGCTATGAGAATGCCCAAGCGTACATAGACCGCAGGATCGAAGAGCGCAAAGAGGAAATCCGTGTGTCAGAAAAAGGTAAACGCAACAAATGACACACGCAGACATAAGGCGAATTCTTGACAGGTGCGAGGAATGCGGAGCCATCGCCGGATGGGAAGAAGAGTGCGACCACACCCGAGCCCGTTGCACCGAGTGCTCAAACACTGGGGAATGGCTACCAACAAAGTGGGATACGGTTATCCCTTGGAATCTTGAACAACGCAAAATGAAGAAGGCCAAATAATGAGTAAAGAACTGAACCTGAAACCAGCCATGACACCCGAGCAGGTGGCAGAGGAACTGGAACGCAGAATCGAAGCCAAGGGCTGCAAAGATGACTGCGATAAGTGCCAGCTCGACATGTGCGCACGTGAAGGCGGCGGTGCTTTCATTGCAGAGGACGGAACAATCACGTTTCTATGAGGAGAACTACACCTATGACACAACCAACCTTATTCGACGGATACAGGCAGACCATGACAGCCGGAATTGAAAAGACGATTGAGTCTTTGAAGACATACGCGACCCTGTTTGATAGCTGGGTCATCTGCTACAGCGGTGGCAAGGATTCAAGCGCGGTGGCTACTCTCATACCTCAACTGATTGAGACAGGCAAGGTGCCACGGCCTAAAGAGCTTCGATTGCTCTATGCAGATACGCGGATGGAGTTGCCGCCTCTTCGCAATGCAGCCATGGGCGTTATGGATGTTCTACGCTCAAAAGGCTACCAGTGCGACGTTGTTTTGCCTGAAATGAAAGATCGCTTCTTTGTCTACATGTTCGGTCGAGGTGTTCCCCCTCCGTCAAACACCTTCCGTTGGTGCACGTCACAAATCAAGATTGAACCCATGATGAACGCCTTGAAGGAACTGCGCGAAAAGAACGGCAAGAAGTTTCTCATGCTGACAGGCGTGAGAGTCGGGGAAAGCGCGGCGCGTGACGCACGTATTGCTTTGAGTTGCGGACGTGACGGCGCGGAATGCGGTCAAGGATGGTTTCAGGTGTCAACGCCTGAATCGGTAGCCGATACGCTTGCACCGATCCTGCATTGGCGCGTGTGCCATGTCTGGAACTGGTTAAGGAACTGGGCTCCCATTGGTGGCTATCCTACCGAGCGCGTAGCCGAGTCATACGGCGGGGATGAAGCAGAAGAGATCAACGCACGTACTGGGTGCGTCGGATGCAACCTTGCCAGCCGTGACACTGCTCTTGAGACGCTCCTACAGAATGAACGCTGGGAGTATCTAAGACCTCTCACAGGTTTGAGGAAGCTTTACGCTGAATTGAAGCTTCCGGCTAACCGACTGCGAAAGACAGGCAAGGAACTTCGCAAGGATGGAACGATGTGCACCAATCCAAACCGTATGGGGCCGCTGACCATGGAAGCGCGTCGAATGGGGCTGGCCCGAGTCATAGCGATTCAAGACGAGATCAACGCGAACAAGCCGGATGAAGACCTTGAATATTTGCTTATCGATGCAGAGGAACGGAAGGTTATAGAGCAGATGATTGAGGCAAACACATGGCCAAACGGCTGGGATGGTAAAGAACAGAGGGCAGACCTTCCATTTGAAGAGATACGGAAAGACGGGGCGATTCAAAAGAGCCTGTTCTTTGATGATGATTGTTCAACAGAGATCGGAAACGCGGTCCCGGTCAACACGGCACGTGAGCTGGTAAAGGCCGCGCTAACAGCATAAAGGAAAGGAACAAAGTTATGAAAGTGAACGGTAAAGACGGCGGGGCTTTCATTGCAGAGGACGGAACAATCACCTTTATGGGGGTGGAACCATGAAACAGCTTAAAGCTCCTTTCCCGTGGTTCGGTGGAAAATCGAAGGTCGCCTCTGTCGTGTGGCAGAGGTTCGGAATGGTTGACAATTACGTAGAACCTTTCTTTGGATCAGGAGCTATGCTCTTAGGTAGGCCATCGGAGCATTTCGGCGTGGAGACCGTAAACGATAAAGACGGATGGCTTACAAACTTCTGGCGGGCCGTGAAGAATGACCCCGTACAGGTCGCGCATTACGCCGACTGGCCTGTCAATGAGGTTGACCTTGCAGCGCGACGGGACTGGCTTTTCGCGCAGGATGGCCACATAGAGCGTATGAATCGCGACCCCGATTATTACGACTGCAAGCTGGCAGGGATATGGGTCTGGGGCGTATCATCCACCATCGGCAACGCATGGGGCAAGAAGTCAACCCACCTCGGCGACGCGGGAATGGGCGTTCACCGCGCAAGCACCCACCTCGGCGACGCGGGAAGGGGAGTGGCACTTGCGGAGTATTTCACAGCTCTATCCATACGCCTTGAACGCGTACGCGTCATGTGCGGCGACTGGAAGCGCGTAACAAGCCCGACCGTCACAACGCACAACGGCCTTACCGCAATGTTCCTTGACCCGCCCTATCTCGACAACTGCACCGCGACATATAACCACAACGACGATGTTCGTTCGGAGGTGCGCGAGTATTGCCTTGCAAACGGCGGCAAGATGCGTATTGCATTATGCGGATATGAAGGCGAGCATGACATGTTATCCGACTGGGACGTGCATGTCTGGAAAGCCTCGGGTGGTTACGGAAATCAATCGAACAAGGCTGGCCGTGAAAACTGCAAGCGTGAGCGGATTTGGTTTTCACCCGCCTGTATTAATCAGGTTGAATTGGAGTTGGGATTATGATCGTAAACGCGGTCCCGGTCAACACGGCACGTGAGCTGGTAAAGGCCGCGCTAACAGCATAAAGGAAAGGAACAAAGTTATGAAAGTGAACGGTAAAGACTGGATGGACGCAATTATTGAGGACTATGAGAATGCTCGAAACCAAGCTGGGGCTTGGTGGTTAAAAGAAAGAAATCTCTTTAAGCTAATCAGAGACTCTCTAAACAAGCGGTACTCTTCAATGGTGGCGAAAAAGCTTAACGCCTTGTGTGAAAAGTATTTCGTTTCTGAAAATCGGCACTGGACGTTGATTAACCATTCGATTTCAGACGGCATGGATTACTCAACGACACCTCCAAAAATCAACCCATGTGTATATGCTGAATTTCTGCTTTATATCCATGAAGATGACGCGGTATGCCGTGACGAAATAAAGACCCATTTCAACATTTCGGAAATGGACTCTGCGCTTGAGCGAATCGGGAAGATGATGGAGTCCGGGACAAAGAAAGGCGGTGCTAAGTGAACATTATCCTAATTGGGGCGGTGTCTGGCAACGTGGAACTTGCCAAGCGTTTGTTCGCGCAAGTCGAAGAAGAAATCATTGAGAACGGCGACGTTGTCGTGCACAACCCCATGCGAGACCATGAAGCTGGTCATAGCGAAGCATGGTACATGAAGCAGTCTCTGTCCAGCATCTGTGATTTGGTAGATGCGAAAACACCGAATCTTCTCGGCGTCTTGCTGCCAGGCTGGAGGGACTCTGATGGATCCTTTTGCGAAATTATGCTCTGTCGCAAGTTGGGGATTACCTACACAAGTCTGGAATGGAGATAATTTTATGACGGATCAAGAAAAATGGGAGTGGCTGGTTCGAGATTCCATAGACAATATTGAGGACTCTGACGGCTATAGCGACGATCAAGCAATCGTATGGGCAAACAACCGGATTAAGGAGCTTGAGATTGCGCACAACCGTTACGAGGCTTTGCGCAAGTTGAACCCAGTCCAGTACACAAAACTTTGCCAGATGAACATCAGCACGGGACAAGCGTTCGACACACTTGTCGACAGGCTTGCAAAAGGGGAGCTTGCACTGTAATGAAATACAACTTTGGCGGCTTTAAGAACTGGCAACCTGCAAGCGGCGAGCTTGACATGCTTCAAGGCTTTGACGTTTTCAGGGCTTCGGAAGGCCAGCACATCCCGCGTGACGTGTGCGAGGGCTGCGTATGCTGGCGCGTATGGGGAACTTGCGTTCAGGTGCAGGTCGAGGACTGGGAGGCTGACGCTGAAACAGATCGAGGCGAAGGATACGAAGGCATACCCAAGTCGCATTGCCTTACATGGCGCAACTGCTGCCCTATCCTTTTCTTTGACTTCATCGGCAAGAAACTGCCAGAGCTGGAAACAGCGGAAATGGAGGAGCACGTATGAAGCGCGTGACACGCTCTAACCCCTGCCCAGTCTGCGGTAAGCCTGATTGGTGCGGAATATCTGAAGACGGCTGCATGGCGGTCTGCATGCGCCTCCCCTCTTCCACGCCTTCCAAGAACGGCGGCTGGGCTCACGTCGTGAAGGCAAGCACTGAACGCGCACCTTTCCAGCCTCCACCCCCTACCCGCCTGAAACGCCTGTTTGATGCTGCAAAGTATCATGCCGCGATCCGTGCGGACTGGGATCATGTCTGGAATGACGGTACAGCCTTGTCACTTGACGTGGATATGGACGCGCTTGACAGGCTTCAACCAGGCTATGACGGCTTTAACAAGGCGGTCGGGTTCCCCATGCGTGACGCTGACGGCAAGGTGATCGGGATTCGCCTCCGTAACTTCATGGCGCAAAAGTGGGCGGTATCCGGTTCCATGGACGGCCTGTTCTTTGACCCGTCCTTGACACTCGGGCCTGAAAAGGAACTGGTTGTCTGTGAGGGTCCGACCGATACGGCTGCTGCCTACACGCTGGGCCTGTGCGCCGTTGGGCGGTCCGCTTGCAAGACAGGTACTGACCTGCTGAAAGCCCTTTGCAAGCGTCTGGGGGCACGGTTGGTGACGATTATAAGCGATAACGACGGCTGGAAGGAATGTGCTGGCAAACAGGTGCGTCCAGGGCTTGACGGTGCCGTGTCACTCGGCAAGGACTTAGGCAGGTATTACCGCATCGTGGTACCGCCGAAGAAGGATTTACGGGCGTGGCTGGCAGACGGCTTGTCCTTGAAGAATTTCAACAACTATGCAGATGTGGCATTAAAAAGGGTCGGGTGATTATGGGAACTGAACATTGGATCAAAGTACGCAAGGGATTGAACGACAGCCCCAAGATGGTAGCCATCAGCCGGATATGCGGATGCTCACGCGAGAGGGCGTTTGACGCATGGTTCCGGCTGTACTGCTATTTCGACGGGCATACCGAGGACGGGCGTATCCCGTTCTTGGATGAACACGAGATTGACCGGATAGCAGGGGTGCAGGGATGCGGACATGCCATGCAGACGGTAGGCTGGATTACCTTCGACGGTTGCGGGTGCACGGTCGAGGACTGGGAGAAGCATAACGGGAATTCTGCAAAGAAGCGTCTTTTATCAAGTGAACGGCAGGTAAAAAGCCGAAAAAACAGGCAGTAACGTTTCTGTCACATTTTTTTGTGACATGTGTCACAAAATTTTGTGACAAAAGCGTTAACAAGAGTAAGAGTAAGAGTATTACTCATATAGTTAGATTAACAAGAGAGACTACACGCATGTGCGTACGCACACGTACGTGGCGCGAGGGAGGGAAACAGATGGGCAGGAAAATAATGCTGGATGATTTGAGCGGCTGGGCGCGTGAACAGGTTGAACGGAAGCTTGGCATAAATCGCGCAGGAACGCAGGTTGCTGGCAAGGACGGCTCATTATGCGCACCATTACCCTCCGAGGGCAAGGCGAGGCCAGTACGCTCGGCTGTGCGCGTTCCAAACAAGACCGAGGCTGACTACAACCGCCGCCACTTGAACGGGCATGGTATTTATGAGGCCGTGACCCTGCGTCTACCAGGAGGGTCAAGGTACACGCCTGACTATATGACCGTCGACAGTTCAGGCCGTGTGACCCTCCATGAGGTCAAGGGCTCCTACCGTCTGCATTCACAAGGTCGGGCGATGACCGCTTTCCGCGAGTGCGCGGCATTTTTCAAGATGTTCGGATTTGTCTGGGCAGCCCGCCAGAAGGATGGTACATATCAGGTCAACATTATAACAACGGCTATTGCCATGGAGGTATGAAGATGCTTTGCCACGCTTGCGAATTCAACGGGATGAACAGCACAGCATGTCTGACATGCCATGACACATGCAAGAAGCAGTACAACAAGGGGCGCGTCCATGTGTCGCTTGACGCGGAGTCGGGTGTCATGAAAGAGGCGGCAAGGGCTGTCAGGACAGCGTCTGTTTCAAAGACGAAGTTCGACATACGCAGATACCTACCGGAGTGCTGCTCCTCGACTGCTGAAATGCTGATTTACATGTTCACAGAGCTTGACGAGCATCAGCTTTGCCTCGTCATGGCAGTATTGCGCGGCGAGACGCTGACGGATTACGCGAACCGTAAGCGCGTATCGGTTCCGGCTGTGTCCCAGATGCTGAAACGGATCGTAGACGGCCAAGAGCATCTTGGATTTTTGAGGGAAATGATATGAGACGTAAGCAACTGAAGGTCACTGACAGGCAGATTGCCATTGCGCTTGAACTGTCAGGCGGCGTAGTGCTCCATGCTGCTGAAACGCTTGGAATCCACCGCAACACGATCCACCTGCGCATGATTCGCAATCCAAAGCTTCGTAAGATCGCCTTGGACTGCGTCGAGGATAACTTGGACAAGTGCGAGCACTGGATTGCAAAGTACATCCAAAAGGGCGACAAAGATATGATTCGCTTCTACCTGAACAACAAGGGCCGTTCACGCGGGTACAGCCCGAGGGTTGACCTAGGTGTCCCGCCGAATGTTGAACCGCCGTCCATCATCGATGACATACCGATATGCCAGCCATCAACCTTAGCAACGTAATTGCACCGTCTTTCTTTTCGGTCCACCAGGCTGTTAAAAGAAACGCCCATCAGCATTTCATGCTCGCTGGCGGTCGCGGTTCTACCAAGTCCTCTTTCGTGTCTGTCGAAATAATCATGCTGATGTGCCGGAATTCAGGAATGCATGCTGTCTGCTTCCGGAAGGTTGGCAATTCCGTGCGCGAAAGCGTGTTCAACCAGATGAAGTGGGCAATATCGCGCCTCGGGATGGAAGCGTACTGGAAAGAGAAGGCCTCCCCTCTTCAACTGACCTACATCCCGACAGGTCAGAAGATCTTTTTCAGAGGCCTTGACGATGCCCACAAAGCCAAGTCTTTGAAGATGCCCTTCGGTTATGTTGGCGTGACATGGTTTGAGGAGCTTGACCAATTCGACGGGATGAACGAAATCCGCACGGTTTTGCAGACAACCATGCGCGGGGGTGAGAAGTTCTGGAACTTCATGAACTTCAACCCGCCGAACACGGCAAGCAATTGGGTCAATTCAGAGTTCCGGCAGCCCGTAGACAACAGGCTTACCCACAATTCCACCTATCTTGACGTTCCACGGCAATGGCTTGGCGAGCAGTTCCACATTGAAGCCGAACTTCTCAAGAAGACTGACGAGATTGCCTATCGCCACGAATACATGGGCGAGGTGACGGGCACAGGCGGCACGATCTTTACGAACCTGACCTCGAGGAAGATGCAGGATCAAGAATTTAAGGCATTCTGCAACCAGCGCGAGGGGCTTGACTGGGGCTATGCTACCGATCCGTTCTGCTGGATAAGGATGAACTATGACAAGACGCGCCGGACGGTCTACATTTACGACGAGGTCTATGGCATGGGGCTCCTTAACGACGCGGCTGCAACACGGATCAAGGCAAAGGGCCGTGGTGCTCCTGTCATCATCGCTGACAGCGCGGAGCCCAAGAGCATAGCAGACCTCCGGCGCGAAGGATTGAATGTGAGGGGGGCAGTAAAGGGCAAGGGCTCTGTCGAGCATGGAATTAAGAACCTTCAGTCCATGCATTCAATCGTGATTGATCCAGAGCGAACACCTAACGCATGGCGCGAGTTCAGCCTTTATGAGTTTGCCAAGGCAAAGGACGGCACGTTCAGGGCTGAATATCCTGACTTGAACAATCACACCATCGATGCGTCACGTTACGCCTTGGAGTCAAACGCGGGTTCCGGATTGCTGATGTGATTCCCCTTGTCACTGGCAACCGTTGCCAGTCGTTTTGTCGCAAGTTGTTGAAATACAAGGCAACCTTAAAAAACAGACTGCCATTTTTTCACGTCGCGTGTTTATGTTTTGGCTATTGACATGAAAGATTTGATCTTGTCAAGAAGCCACGCCGTTTACTCTTCACGCAAATCGCAGATCGCATTGAACGCCATCGCCTTCAGGGGTGGACGTAAATACGTTGACTCGCGCCTGTGGAGGCAGCCGAACGAAACAGACCTGTCCTGGACGGGCAAGACTTCCACGGAAATAACCGTCATTGGCACGGTCGGGCGCAAAGAGCGGGCCTGCTGCGTGAACGATGCCGGACGCGTGTCGAACAAGATTTCGCAGTACCTGTTCAAGAACAAAGCCAAGCGCGAGGGCATAAGCGAGACCTTTGAACAGGATTGCACTGGCACAGGTACGAGCATTACCTCTTTCTGGATGGACATCTGCGACCAAATCACGACTTGCCAATGGTGCTGGGTTCAGATTGATTACATCGGGCAGTCAACCACGCTTGCAGAGAAGCTGAAAAGCAAGGGCATCGTATGGCGCATGTGGAACGCCCTTTCTGTGCCGGACTGGCGTTTCGGATCGGACGGTAAGCTTGACTGGATTGTCTTAGAGTCCTACATCTATGACAACGAAAACCCGACAATCGCCGCAGAGTCCTACCGGATACGCACCCTCTTTCGTCGCATGGAAGGAAAGGTCTATTGCTGGGAATTCGCGGAAAACTCTTCTTACAAGGGCGAACTTCGCAACGGCGTTGAGGTTACGGGTTATACGGAGATCCCTTTCATTCTGGTTGGAAAGATATCCGATGACGGCTGGTGGTTTGATGACATTGAAAACATGCAAGCCCAGTGCCTGAATCTGGACAGCCTGAACAATGAGAACTTGAGCAAGGGCAGCTATCCGCAGCTCGTTATCCCGCCTTCCATGGTTGAAGCCCTTGAAATGAAGATCGTCAACATGAGCGGCACGACCAACGGGAAGGTTGACTATGGCGTGATACGCGAACTTGTGCGCGGTCTTGAGTTCCCGTTCATCGAATCCGCAGAGGAAAAGGGCGTATGCCGCTACATCTATCCCGGCAGCGACCTTACCAAGAGCATCCCCGAGGAGCTTACGCGCAAACGCTCCCTGTTGTTCGACACTGCCGGACTTGCCTTGTTCAACAAGGAATCCCGCCAGATGCAGACAGCCGAAAGCAAGCAGTTCGACCACCTTGACACGGCTTCAACTCTGTCCAACCGCGCCTTGCTGATGCAAGAGGCAGAGGTGCGGCTTGTTGGCATGTCCAAGACGATTGACCGCGATTTCAAAGAGTACTCGCCAGTATGGCCCAAGGACTTCTCTATTGTCGACATGACCCAGATGACGGCTGCAATCATGCAGGTAGGCAATCAGCCTGACCTTACGCCGTCCATGCGCAAGATGGTGCTTGTTGCTGGTGTGCACATGCTCGAGGAGACCTGCAAGTTTGACAGCGACCTTGTGAATGAGGCCATGCAAGAGATTGCCGATATGAAGGCCGACGCGCCTTCCGATGTTAATGATTCGGCTATTGATACGAATACGAAACCCAAAGAGGATGTTAAAGTATGAAGATCAAAGACATTTTAAGCAAGGTCATCAAGGGCGAGGCGTTAACGGATGCTGAAAAGCAGTTCCTGACAGCGTATGACGAGGACAAGGCCGTCAACGAAACACGCACGGAGCTTGAAAAGAAGGTTAAAGCAGCAGAGGACAAGGCCAAGGAGCTTGAGGCCGAGGCGGGCAAGGCAAAGGGCGCAGACGCGACCGTGCAAGCCTTGCAAAAGAAGGTGGACGATCTTCTGAAGAAGAATGCTGACGTTGAGGCAAAGGAAAAGTCACGCTCGCGCATGGATGCCATCAAGGCGAAGGCTTCTGAAAAGGGCGTGTCCCCTCTTGACGGTTTCAGCGAAAAAACGTTTGAGGCTCTTCTTGACCGCGCAATTGGAGAGGTCGACGTGTCCAACGCCACCGCGCTTGATGCAGCAATCGAAGCTTTCAAGACAGAGAACGCCGTGATTATCAAGGCGCAGGCCGGAAACACAACGGCTGTAAAGGGCAATCCCAATCCCGCACCGTCAGCAGGGCCGAATCCCTTCAAGAAGGATTCTTTCAACCTGACCAAGCAGATTGAGCTTTCAACGGCAAACCCGACAGAGGCCAAACGCTTGGCCACTGAAGCAGGGGTCACAATCGATTAACAATGTTGGTTAAAACAAAA